GTTTACGCCACCACCAGCGCCGCCAACACCCGATGAACCACCAGCACCACCACTACCACCTGTATATGCGCCGCCACCACCACCAGCCGCATAAGTTACCGACGAACCGCTAATGCTCGACGCTGTGCCGTTACCGCCAGCACCGCCAACATTTGCTGCGCCAGCCGCGCCAGCCGCGTTATTGCCACCACCACCACCACCAGCATTACCGAGACCATTACCGCCATCTTTACCTTGCCCAATAATGCCATTACCACCAAAATATGTTGTTGTAGTGTTGCCGCTACCGCCACCACCACTACCGCCACCACCGGCATTACCTGATGTAACTGACGCGCCGCCACCGCCACCATAAGCGGTAGCAATATAAAACAAACTGTCGCTACCCTGTCCACCATCTGCACCGCCAGTTGTTGCACCATTACCTTTTGCGCCAACCGTAACAGTCAATGAAACACCTTTAGGCACGGTAATTGCTGTGCCTGTAATTAGACCACCAGCACCGCCACCGCCGTTGCCGCCGCCGTCAATGTTTGTTTTATGTCCGCCACCGCCACCGCCGCCGACTACAAGGTAATCAACAGAAACATTTGCGACACTACCCGCTAAAAAAAAAATTGCCGTGCTGGCACTTGTAAAATACAAAACGCCACCCTGCCATTGCGACAACGCCAAACTGCTAGCACTATTAACTGTTGCCGTGCCTGCCGTAATCGTGCAAGTCCCCGCATTAATGTTTTGAATAAATAAAGTGTCGCCCGCATTAAACAAACTTGTGTTTACCGTGATCGTTGTTGCGCCTGCCGCGTTCATCACAACGCGTGTGCCTTTATCGGCCGCAACCAAAACATAACTAGCGGTCTTAGTCGAAACCGTCCAGTTGTAATCATTCGCCTGTAGCGAATCCATTTGTGCGGCCGTTAAAACTTGGCCTGCTGTGAAGTCTTGTATCGCCATAGGTGTCCTTTACATTATCCTAAAACATTAAGCGCATCAATGATGCCATAGATTGGATCGTCCAAAATTAGTTCATAAACGATGGTTGTTGGTGCCGTGAAATACATGACCGAATGGCCGTTGTTGACTGTGATGGTGTGTTCTATGCCTTCGACACTTAATTCCTGCGCTAATTCTGTTGTGCCTGATCCGCTGGCAAATGATTTTTCAATGGTGATTGTGTCGCCTATGTCGACTATAGCGATTGTGTCGCGCTGTGCTGTTGTCAGTTTGTTTAGGTTGGTTCCGACGGCTGTGTAGCGTGCCTCAGGTTCTGGTGATAGCAGATAGTTGGCCAGCGCTAGCGCTGCTGTGTCGTTGTGTAACAGCGAATCTGTGATGCTGGTTGTTTGTATAAAATATTTTGCTTGGCTGGCTGCGTCGTCTGCGATTTGTTGGTTTCCGCCAGCGATGGCAACCGCTGCACGATTGATAACTTGATCCGCTTCAAATGATACGCCTAAAGAATCAAATTTGATGTTTGTGCCGTCATCGTGGAAATCTGCGACTGATGCGCTAAATGTGTTGCCGATTCGTGGTTGGAATGTTAGGTCGCCGTTACGGGACATGAACAATCTGCCTTGTTCAGCGGTGTTGATTCGTGTGCAATATTCAAGAACATTTGTGCCTGCTGGAACTGTAAACGCTGACGCGCCGCCAAGTGTTTGTGTGCCTGTGTTGATGTCGCGTTGTGCTATCGGGAAATCAACTTCGGGCAAATCCAAGACTGCTGACAGTCGAACATTTGATAGTTCCTCTGAAACATTGAATTCGTCCATGTAGGTTTGGGCCAACAAATAGAAATCGTCTGCACAATAAACGGTCACTGTGTCAAGACCGCCAAGCGCGAAGTTGTAGTCATAGTTAACGATGTAGCCGTTAAACAAATATTCTTTAACATTGGTTGCCGAAAAGCGTGCTAGTCGCACCTTTCGCATTGGTGCTAAACCTGGTTGCGCTGTTGACGGGTCAAAATACGGACTAAGCGAATCGAACGGATTAAAAATTCCAGTCGTGTCCAGCATATTCAGCACCATTGTCCCTGCGCTGAATTGGTCGCCTTGATCGCGTCTGCCGCGTTTCACGCTAATCGAATTGATGCCTGTTGTTACATCAGCAAAATTGGTTGTGCCGTCTAAAACATAGGTTGTGTTGTCTAGTACGCCTTGCACCGCGTCATCAAGTGTGAACGCGTCTTGAATAAATCCTGTGTCAATTTCTAGGCTGTAGTTACCAGCGCCAACAATCGCTGTGCCTGCCATTATGCGACCTGAATTTGTGCTGGCCCTGCTGACCTGTTGTATGCGCGAATGGCGTTGACTACCGCTTGGCCGATCTCGGCGCTAGTCGATAAACCGCCAGTCACATTAACTGTCACATTTCCCATGCCGCCACCGCGACCCAATGGCACTACCGCTTCAGGCCCTTTTTCACCGATTAGCGCCAGCGTTGGCGATGTAACTATTCCGCCTTCGGCCAACATCGGTATTTTTGGCACTTCAAAACCTTTGCCACCAAAACCTGGTACCCAATCAGGAAATTTGAACGCCAATTTGCCAATAGTGCTGTTCCACAGTTTGGCAATTGCGTTAAAAATTGATCGATAAATGTTCAGAACACCTGAAATGTAATCCTTCAAAAAATCTAAACTGGCCGTCACGCCATTTTTAATAAAACTGAACACCGCGTCAACTGTTTCGCGCACAACATCAAATTTTTTGTACAGCACAACCAGCGCCGCAACAAACGCAACAATGCCCAAAATGACTAGCGCGATCGGATTGGCTGACATAACAAAATTGAACGCAGCCTGCGCGCCTGTGGCAATCTGTGTGGCGATAGTCCAGGCTTTTATGGCAACATTGGCGACCACAATGGCCGCCGCAAAACCGCCAATCACGCCAGCAATAATCAAAAATGTTGTCGTGTTTTCTTGTGCCCATTCCGCCATCGGTTCTAACAATTCCAACAGTTTTTGCAACACGGGCAACAACGCCATTCCAATTGATTCTTTAGTTTCGTCCATCGCTATTTTCATGCCAGCCATACGGCCTTCGAATGACATCGCCGCTGTTGTTGCTGCACCGCCAAACGATGTAGCCAACGCATCAGTAATTTCCTGCATGCTTGATTCAGAATCAATCACGCCTTTCAACGACGGGTCTAATTTTGTTAGCGCAGCAGTTGACCCGTTATACGCTTTGCCTAATGCCAGCGTTACCGTTTCCAAATCTTTGCCTGTTGCCGCACTGATGTCTAACGCCGTATTCATCAAATCTTGTGCAGCCTCAACCGATCCAGTCGACCTAACTAGATTTGACATCGCTGGCCTTAACTGGTCATCAGCAACCGCGAACGCGCGTGACATGCCCGAAATAAAATCCTCATTGGCGGCGATTGCTTCCTCAGTAGCGCCAGCGCTAATTCGCAACTGTTGCGCTAAAAGTTCCTGCGCTTTTTGATCCTCAGCAGCCGATTTAGTTGCCAAACCTAAACCTGTTGCCAAACCACCCAAAACACCGATCGCTGGCAACATCGCTTTTTTTAACGCAAACGCAGATTTAGCGCCAGCGCCTTCCAACTGTTTAAATTCGGCCATTGCCTTCGATATGCCTTTGCCATCAAATTCGGTGACAATAGGTATGGATACAGCCATTAGTTCAATTCCTTTCGCACGCGTTCCATCAGTCGATCAATTAATGTTTCGACTTCGCCTTCAACTTGGTTTTTGTTTCGTTCCCATGCTGGCCAAACAAACCGTGATGCGGTGCCATATTTGGCGCTTAAACTTTGCACCATTTGACCGCCTTGTCGTGTTGGCACTTTGCCTTTTCCTGACATGTCCAACAATGCCGCACTAGGGCCTGTGTAACGCACAAAGAATGTCGCCAGGTTTGTTGACGCGCCACGAAATTCCCTGACTTTTTTGCCTGATACACCTGACGCAACTTTGTTTTGTTTGTCGCTGTACGGAAACATTTGGAAACCTGACGCTGTTGTCCATTTGCGCGCCATGCCTGATAGCGGTGCGGATTTAGGCAATTTGGCTTTTATGTCGTTTGTGACTGGTGCGGTGATCTGTTTAAAATCTTTTGTTAGATCGCGGCGCGCCTGTTTGTCGATGCTGTTCAATACGCGCAACGCATCTTTGACACCGACAACTGTTGTGCTAGCGCTAATGCTGTCAGCCATTTCGGGCCTTGCGTTCTTTGTTGATCAATTCAATGACCGTGTTCATATCGTCAATTTCAAACGATATTTCAGCAGGCCAAAAACCAGTCGCCACAAGTATCTGCGCTAATCCGTAGCGGTATGAACCGCGCCTACTTTTGGGTCATTGACCGCCATTGGCAAACAAGATTTCAACGATTTTAAATAATCGTCAAATACCGCTGGCACGACAACACCTGAAAGTTTTGATGCTTCGTAAGCCAAATACGCTAAATCCTCTTGCCCGATAGCGCTGCCAAGTTCTGATGCTTTGCGTTTGTATTTGCGTTCCCATAAAACAGTCGTGAACAATGTTGTTTCAACTGTGACTGGATCGCTTCCATCAAGGAATTGAACTTCTAGTGATAATTGCATTAGTTGCCTTTTTCGGTACAGCCTGAATCAGACTGGCTTGTTTTGTTAGTTTTCAGCGGCCAATGCCGCGCGATCATGCGACCGCTTTAGTCAATACGCCGCCAGTAAATGTCAGCGTGATTGTCGACAGTTCGCCAAGTGATGCGTTGATTGGTGTGTGCGATTCAAGGTAAGCGCCTGTCAGCGTGTAAATCGGATTTGTTGCCGATGCGACACCTGTTGCTGGTGCAAGCACAATGTTTGTTTGAATACCGACCAAACCGTAGATTGTCGCCTCAGTTTCTGACCCTGCGTATGATTGGTACAGTTCAATTTCGACGCTGTTGTTTTGCAACGATGTCACGGCTGACGCACCATATTTTCGTGCTGTGTCACCAAACGCAGTTGTTTCTAATTGTTCGTAAACATAGTTCAATGTTGCGCTGGTGCATTGGTCGCGCAAATCAACGCTGTTGATGGTCACATTCGGATTCGATAGATAAACGCTGGTTGCCATGTTTTATTCCTTTTCGTTTGTGTCTTTAGTTTTAGCAGGTTTTTTGACGGTCTGTGTGGATATATGGCCGCCTTCGACTAGCGCTTCAATGTTTACGCCATCTAGATCGTCGCTGGTGACGACATCGCCAGGTTTAAAACCTGCAAGTCTTGCCGATGTAACTATGTAATTTGCCATGTTTGTTTCCTATGCCGTTTGTGCTTGAACATTTGCGGTCACTTCGTAACTTGGATATTCAACGCCGCCTATAAGCGTACTAGTCGGCCTGCCATCGGTAACGGCAATATTGGCCGCCAGTACCTTCGACATGATGTTGAGTAGCGATCTTTGTGCATCTAGGTTCGCTGGCCCTAGCGTGATGATTTTGACGGGAAACATTAATTTGACGATGTTGTAGTTCCAAGCGTCAAACGATGGCGCGTCAATAAACACGCATGGCGGCACAAGGTTTCTAGGGTCGTTTACTACCTGTAGGCCGCTAACGGCCGTCAGCGTTGCTGTCAAATCGTCTAGTGCCTCATTAAACAGATCGGTGAATGCAACAGGCATCAGGCCACCTGTGGACGGTCGACACCTAACAATTGTTTAACCAGTGGCGACAGACCGTTTGTTGATCCTGTAGCCATGCCATCAAATGATGCAAAATCTGTTATTGATCCGCGTTGGCGGTATAGCGCGCCGCCATACATAATGGTTGCTAATTTAACATCTTGGCTTGGCACCGATGTCAGGCTGTCAAAATATCCGACTTCCTGCCTGCGACGGTAACAAAAAGAATTTGATGCCGCTGCGCAGATTGTTAAAAATGTTGTGTCGCCTGCTGTGGCTGTGCCAATGCCGATCCAATCCTCGATGTCTGTTGCTGTGATCCATGTGCAGGTCTGCGTGTATGTAACAACACCTGAATAGTCTGCAACAAATTCAACTGCTGTGCCTGTGCATGCGTACAGCAGTTGGTTTGGTACGGCAACATTTGTGTTGTATAGAAATTCACCAGTTTCAGCATCAACGCCTTCGAATTGGTATTGCGGTAACGCTAAAACTGTGAATGTTCCAGTGAATGGTGCTGCTAAACCTGAAACCGCTACTGATTCGCCTAATGCGATCTCTGACGGTTCAAGTGTAGAAATGCACGCATAATTATCTAGCAGTTGTTTCGTGGCTGTTTTATAAGTTGCCATAAGCGGTTTCGCCGCCTACGACTAAGCCAGCGCTAGTTTTTGCAAGAACGCAGATTTTGCTACAAATGTTGCAAAATAGCCGTAGTAACTAAATGTGCGGCTGAGTGTCGACGGTACTTCTACCGAAACGATGCCCTTTTGCTGTTCGTAAACTTCATAACCTGGCGCATAGGCAACAATCATTGTGTTTGATGCAAAATTGTTGTCAACAATCAAAGTCAAACCAAGTGGATTCAGTGACGAGTACGACAAGTCTGCACCTGCTGTACCGATTGAATTTTGGCTGATGACATTGTTGCCGTTAATTGCAGGGAACAATGGACGCTTTGAATTGTCCAACTGGCGGCCAAGCAATTCCCAAACATTTGGCGACACAAACAAATGTGTCGGGAAATAGTTTGAAATGCTTGCGATGTTTACCGCGCAACCATAAAGCGCTGTCATCAATGATGACGGATCGGTTTGGTTG